TCCCGCAACTGTTCGCACAATCCCCAAGGAGGTTCACATGGCGACAAGGCACCTTTCCCAGATCGAGCTGGCGGCTCGCTGGAACATCTCGCACCGCACGCTGGAGCGTTGGCGGTGGACGGGCGAAGGCCCGAAATTCATCAAACTCGGGGGTCGCGTCATCTATCGACTCGAAGATGTCGAGGCGTTCGAGGCCGAGCAGATCCGTGGCTCCGACCACGAACCCCACCGCCCGATGTCGGCGTAAGGGGGCGAACATGACGATTCCTAACCATATCACCCTGGCCGATATCCACCGCATGCCGGTCGGTGAGATCGCTGCCTTGCCGGCGGACCAGCTGGCGATGCTCAAGGAGGCAGCGGACCAGCAGCTCAAGCGGGCCAGGACGGTCGCGGGCTGGCTCGATGGCGCGATTTCCCTGAAATACGCCGACCGCGCCGCCGAATACCGGCGCAATGCCGGAAAGGACACGGGCACGATCCGCTTTGAGGACGAAGGCGTCACCGTGATCGCCGATCTGCCCAAGCGCATCGACTGGGATCAAGCGCTGCTGGCCCAGATCGCCGAGAACATCGGTGCGGCGGGCGAAGATCCGGCGGAGTTCATCGACACCACGCTGAAGGTGTCGGAACGGAAATACGCGGCGCTGCCGGAGAGCTGGCGCAAGGGGCTCAAACCCGCGCGCACGGTCAGGACCGGCAAGCCGAAGTTCCGCCTGGTGTTGAACAAGGAGGCGCGCTGATGGCCATTTCACTCGCCTCCCTGCGCACCGCCGCCGCGCTTTCGCCGCCGCGCATCCTGATCCACGGCGTGGCCGGGGTCGGCAAATCCACCTTCGCGGCCGATGCCGATAACCCCGTGTTCCTCATGACCGAGGATGGGCTCGGCAAGCTGCAGGTCCCGCATTTTCCGCTCGCGACCAGCTATTCGGATGTGGCCGAGGCGCTTGATGCGCTGCTGAACGAAGACCACGATTTCGGCTCGGTGGTCGTCGACAGCGTCGATTGGCTCGAGCCGCTGATCTGGGCCGAGGCCTGCAAGCGCAACGGCTGGGCCTCCATCGAGGCGCCCGGTTTCGGCAAAGGTTACGCCGAGGCGCTGACCATCTGGCGCGAATATCTCGACAAGCTGAATGCGCTGCGGGACCAGAAGGGCATGGTGGTCATCCAGATCGCCCATACCGACATCAAGCGCTTCGACAGCCCCGAGCGCGAACCCTACGACCGCTATGTGATCAAGCTGCAGACCCGCGCCTCGGCGCTGCTGCAGGAGCATTCCGATGTCGTGCTCTTTGCCAACTACCGGATCTCGGTCGCGAAATCCGATGTCGGTTTCAACAAGAAGGTCACCCGGGCGCTCGGGTCCGGCGCGCGCGTCATGCACACCGAAGAGCGCCCCGCCTTCCTCGCCAAGAACCGTTACGGCCTGCCGGACACCCTGCCTCTTTCGTGGGCGGAGTTCCTCGCCGCGATGCCTCAGCCAGAATAATCCAGAAAGGACAATACCATGGCACGTTTCGATACATCCTTCGACGCGACCGGCGTCGAGCCCACCACCGCCTACGAGGTTCTGCCCGCAGGCAAGTATCGCGCCCAGATCATTGAGAGCGAAATGCGCGTGACCCGCAACGGCATGGGCCAGTTTCTCTGGCTGATGCTCGACATCCTCGAAGGTGAACACAAGGGCCGGAAGATCTTCGACCAGCTGAACCTCGTGAACCCGAACCCGACCACGGTCGAGATTGCACAGCGGACGCTGTCGGCGATCTGTCACGCCACCGGCAAGCTGCAGGTCAGCGACAGCGAGGAACTGCACCTGATCCCGATGACGATCCAGGTGACGGTCAAGCCGCCCAGGAACGGCTACGGCGAGAGCAACGGGATCCGCTACATGCTGCCGGAGCCGGGCACGGCCGCGCCGCAGGCCGCGAAACCGCCATCCGGCGGGGCCGCAACCACGGCGCCGACAAAGATGGCCTCCGCTCCCTGGAACAAGAAGGGCTGACGCGCCGCGCTGCTCCGTCCTGAGTGTCGGGGCGGCGCCCACACCTACCTGAGGATACACCCATGACTGACCTGACCAACGCAGCCTCTGCGGCTGTGAACAGCCCCGGCTTGCCTGAACACCAGCGCCGGCTGATCGAACTCGACGACGACATTGCCAAGATCCGCACGCAGATCGCGACCGCCGATCTGGCGCGCCAGCGGGGCCAAAAGCCCATCGATCCGGACTGGTTCCATCGGGCCCGCACGGCGCTGCGCCATCTCTGCCGCGAGCGGGCCGAACTGCTGGCTCAAGGCACCGGCCGTCGCCGTCGCGAAAAGCTGAAAGACGCGCTGATCGCAGTTTTGCGTGAACGCCATGACCCCGAAACCTGGGACGGCATTCTGGCCGAGGCACAGGCTCGCAGCGAACGGGAGGGTCTGTGATGGCTGAACTTCCCGACGCCCCCACACCGACGCTGACGGCGATCTATGCCGATTACGAGGCCCGCCAGGGCGATGGTTTTCGCGATCATCTGGGCGCCTCGATCATCGGCAAATCCTGCGCGCGCGCTCTCTGGTACGATTTCCGCTGGATCACGCCTGCTCGTCATACGGGCCGCTTGCTGCGCCTTTTTGAGACCGGACAGCTGGAAGAGGACCGGCTCGTGCGCAACCTGCGCGCCACCGGGGCCACCGTACTCGACGTCGACCCGGAAACCGGCCGCCAGTTTCGGGTCGAAGCGCATGGCGGGCATTTCGGCGGCTCACTCGATGGCGTTGCCATTGGCCTCCTTGAGGCACCGAAAACCTGGCATGTGCTGGAATTCAAGACGCATTCTGCCAAGAGCTTCAACGAGTTGACCGCCAAGGGCGTGGTGCTGTCAAAGCCCCAGCACGCGGCGCAGATGCAGATCTACATGCATCTGACGGGCATCACCCGTGCGCTCTATGTGGCGGTCTGCAAGGACACGGATGCGCTCCATATCGAGCGGATCAAGGCCGACCTGGAAATGGCCGAGCGGCTGCTGGAAAAGGCCGGGCGGATCATCTTTGCCCAGCATCCACCGGCGCGGATCAGTGAGGATCCTGCCTGGTTCGAGTGCCGGTTCTGTGACCATCACGCGGTCTGCCATGAAGGTGGTGGCGCGGCCATGACCTGCCGGTCCTGTCTGCACGCAACTCCCGTTGAAAATGGATGGCACTGCGCCCGGCACAACCGGATGCGGGCTTCAGCCGAACAACGCGCGGCCTGCGACCGCCATCTCTTCATCCCCGATCTTGTGCCGGGTGAGGTCACCGATGCGGGCGAGGACTTCGTCACCTACCGCATGTCCGATGGCACCACCTGGAAAAACGACGCCCGCATCCCGGAGACTGCCTCATGCTGACCCTGCGCCCCTATCAACAGGCCGCGATCACGTCGATCTACGGCTATTTCCAGAAGAACGCCGGCAACCCGCTGGTGGTCATTCCTACCGCGGGTGGCAAGTCGCTCGTCATGGCCTCGTTCATTGAGGGCGTGCTGAAATCATGGCCCGATCAGCGTATCCTCGTTGTCACCCATGTGCGCGAGCTGATCGCGCAGAACCACGCCGAGATGATCGGGCTCTGGCCCGAAGCGCCCGCCGGCATCTATTCGGCGGGCCTCGGCAAGCGCGAGGCGCAGGCGCGAATCCTGTTCGCCGGCATCCAGTCGATCCACCGCCGCGCAACTGAAATCGGCCACACCGATCTGGTGATGATCGACGAAGCGCATCTGATCCCCGGCAAGTCGAACACCATGTATCGGCGGTTTCTCGATGCGCTCTCTGCATTCAACCCCGCGCTGAAGGTAATCGGTCTGACCGCCACGCCATTCCGGCTCGACAGCGGCATGCTGCATGAAGGAAAGAATGCGCTCTTCACCGACATCGCCTATGAGGCCCCGGTCCGGGATCTGATCGACCAAGGCTATCTCAGCCCGCTGATCTCGAAACAGCCGGCGACCCGGCTCGATGTGTCGAAGGTCGGCACCCGTGCCGGCGACTTCATCGCACGCGATCTGGCGGCGGCCGTCGACCAGGACGCCATCACTCGCGCGGCCGTCGCCGAGATCATCGATCACGGCAAGGACCGCAAATCCTGGCTGGCCTTCTGTTCGGGCGTGGACCATGCGCGCCATGTGGCCGAGGAATTCGACCGCCGGGGCATCACCTGCCGCACGATCTTCGGGGACACGCCCAAGGACGAGCGCGACGCCATCATCGCCGCTTTCAAGCGTGGCGAAATCCAGGCGCTGGCCTCGATGGGGGTGCTGACGACTGGCTTCAACGCGCCAGCCGTGGACCTGATCGCGCTCCTGCGTCCGACACAGTCGGCGGGGCTCTATGTGCAGATGGTCGGTCGCGGCACGCGCCTCAGCCCCGGCAAGGAAAACTGCCTCGTTCTGGATTTCGCCGGCAATGTCCGCCGCCATGGGCCGATCGATCTGGTGCGCCCCAGGCGCCACGGAGACGGCAATGGGGGAGAGGCGCCGACCAAGGTCTGCCCGGAGTGCGACAGCATCATCGCGCTCTCGGCGATGGAATGTCCGGACTGCGGCCATGTCTTCCCGGCGCGGGAGGTCAAGATCGCGCCCACCGCCGCCACGCTGCCGGTCCTGTCGCCCAAGGCCACGCAATGGGTGAAGGTGGGCGGTGTCTCTTACAGCCGTCACGACAAACGGGGCGGCCGGCCATCGCTCAAGGTGAGCTACAGCTGCGGGCTCACGACCTATCGGGAATGGGTCTGTTTCGAACATCACGGCTATGCGCGCCGCAAGGCCGAAGAGTGGTGGCGAAAGCGCGCCCCTGGGATCCCCGTTCCGCGCGACGTGAACGAGGCTCTGGCGCAGTCCCGCCATCTTGCGCGCCCCAGTAACATCTCGGTCCGCCCCTCGGGTCGATATTTCGAAATCACCGGCTACAGGTTTGCGCCATGCACCAATCCCACCCCGGCCTCTGCGCCGTCTGCCACCGGGAACCTCGCGGGTTTGGCTGGTTCGACCCGGTCTTCGGCGTCTCGGACCCCCGGCGAGACCAGAGCCGCAAGCAGCTCTGCGGCCGTGCCTGCCAGGACATCTGCCACGGGAGGCACGGCATGATCGATCCCACTCCGAATGAAACCGAGGCCATGAGCGTCGGCGGACAGCAGGGCGGTGCATACCTTGAAAGCCTTGGCAAATCCGATCTCGCGACGCTGTCAGAGACCGAATGGGACCGCTTCATCGATGCGGTTGTCACCGGGTATTGCGACCACCTGCGCGAGCTTGCCGCCAGGGACCGTGGCCGGCTCGATGCCATGACGCCCGAGGTGCCGTTCTGATGGCTGATACATCTTACATGGCGCGCTTTGGCGCGCGGCTCGTCACCAACGGCTATGCCATTCTGCCGATCGGTCCGGGCACCAAGAAGCCCGGGCAGTTCAAGCGGGGTGCGTGGATCGACTATCCGGAATGGAACCGCCATGCCGAACGCCCCACCACCGAAGTCGAGGTCGCGACATGGTCCGCCTGGCCTGATTGCGGTGTCGGCATTGTTGGCGGTGCGGTTACTGCGATCGACATCGATATTGCCGAGGACGCGGAACTGGCACTTCGGATCGAGAAACTGGCCCGGGACCGGCTGGGCGATACGCCGGCTCTCAGGATCGGAAAGGCGCCAAAGCGGATGCTCGTCTACCGCGCGGCCGCCCCTTTTCGGGGAATAAAGCGCCATCCGCTGGAAGTGCTCTGTCTCGGTCAGCAATTCTTGGCCTATGCGGATCATCCCGCCACCCACGCCCCGTATGTGTGGCCCGAGGAAGGGCTCGCCGATCTCGACATCAGCGACTTGCCGGAGATCACGGCCGAGGCCGCGGCGGCATTCCTGGAAGAGGCCCATGCGTTGCTGCCGGAGGCCTTGAGACAGCGTGGGCTGCCTGCCGGGTCGCCAGCGGTCGATCGTCCGCGTGCTCACAGCCAGGTCGGGACGCTGCCGGCGATCATGTCGGCTTTGCAGTGGCTGCCCAATGCCGAATTGGACTACGACAGCTGGATGCGGATCGGCATGGCGCTGAAAGGCGCGCTCGGTGAGGCCGGCGCGGATCTGTTTTTCTCATGGTCGGCGCAGGCGGCAAAGGATGTTCCGGCCACCACCGCCAAGGCCTGGGCAAGCTTCAAGCCCGACAGGATCGGCGCGGGCACGATCTACCACCTTGCCATGGAGCGCGGATGGAAGCCCGATGGGGCGCTACGGCTCGATGGCTCCGTGGCGGCAGTCGACGAACACCCGGCGGCAGGGCTCTTGTCGAAGCTGGATTTGCCGGATGATGCCGGCGAGGAGGAACCGGAAACTCAGCCGTTCTCGCTTGAGATCCCCGATGGTCTTGTTGGCGATCTGACCAACTACATGCTGTCGACCGCCCGGCGCCCGCAACCGCTGTTGTCGCTCGGGGCCAGCCTCTGTGCGGTCGGTGCGCTGATGGGGCGCAAGTATCGCACGGCGAGCAATCTGCGCTCCAACCTCTATGTCGTCGGCATCGCCGACAGTGGATCGGGCAAGAACCACGCCCGCGAAATCGTGAACGAGGTGTTTTTCGAGGCCGGTCTCGCCCATCACCTCGGCGGCAACAAGATCGCATCCGGGGCCGGTCTGCTGACCGCGCTGCACCGCCAGCCCGCGATCCTGTTTCAGATCGACGAGTTCGGCATGTTCCTCTCGGCCGCCGCCGACCGAAAACGCAGCCCCCGCCATATCACCGAGATCCTTGACAACATGACCGAGCTTTACACGGCGGCGGGTGGTGTTTTTCTCGGCGCGGAATACGCCAACCGGGATGGCTCGAACGAGCGGCGGGACATCGTTCAGCCCTGTCTGTGCCTCTACGGCACGACGACACCATTGCATTTCTGGGGCGCGCTGCAGGGGGCGAATGTGGTGGATGGCTCGCTCGCGCGCTTTCTGATCCTGCCGAGCGATGAGGATTACCCGGATGAAAACATGGCCGCCGGTATCCGGCAGACACCGCTCGCGTTGATCCGGGGGCTGCAAAATCTGGCATCGGGCGGCGGTCTTCAAGGCGGCAATCTTACGGGCAAGACGGGAGATCAGAACACGGCGGTGAACCCCACCACGGTGCCCATGACCGATGACGCAAGGGCACGGTTCAGGGCGTTGAGCGCCGAGCTGACAGAGGAATTGCGCGCCGCGCGCGGCACGGCCTTCACCGCGATCCTTGCCCGGATCGGCGAGAACGCCTTGAAGCTGGCGCTCATCGTGGCGGTGGGTCGCGACCCGGCGCGGCCCATCATCGATCTGACTGCCGCGGACTGGGCCATCGGCTTCGTGCGCCATTTCGCCGGCAAGACCATCGAGGCCATCGAGCGGCACGTGGCCGATACCGAGACCGAGGCCCATCTGAAACGGCTGAAGGAAATCATCCGGACCGCCGGCGCCAAGGGGATCACCAAGTCCGAAATCACCCGGGCCTCGCAGTGGCTGAAATCGCGTGACCGCGACGAGATCCTGCTCACGCTGATCGAAAGCGGCGACGTCACCACGGGCATGCGGGGATCATCGACCCGGCAGGCGATGGTCTATCGGCTGGCACGCTGGCGGGGGG